TTAAGTCATAACTTCTGTCTTTAGATTCAAATGTCCAAGCGTCTGACCAAATTTTATCTACGTCCAAAATAATCTGTCTCCATCTTCAATAGGTAAAAAGCCTACAGCCTTAGTTACTTTTTCTTTGTTATCAAACTCTGTTGTTGCTGGTAAATTATCTTGTTCCGTCCAAGTTATGTTATCAAACTTTGACAAGTTAAAAGACCATACTCCCTCAGGTGTAGAATTGATATATAGAGGAGCCATTAAGTTTGTGTTGGCTACCTCCATTAATCTATCGTACTTTGATTTCTCAATAAGTAAACTGCTGTAATGGGTGTGTCGGCACTTTAATTCTATGTATGCGTTAAGGGATTTAGATGTGCAATCAAATGATGAGAACGCATCTTCAGATGAAGCCTCTAAGTCTGGTATTAAAACTTCTTTAAGTCTTAAGAATAAACTTTCTTCGTTCATATTCTCAAACATCTTTGTTTTCTTTCCAAGTTTCTAGGTCATAGATTTCTGTTGCTTTATGCACAGCAGAACCACCAAGGTTCCATATCGCTGGTTGTTCATCAACTTGTGCTATGCGTCCAAGATAGTACTGCCATCCACAATTTAACCAAGTTGTTAATGATGAATATGAAACGTGTTCTGGTACTTGATGACCATTAATTTCTAACATTTTATCTCCTGTCTCTTTGTCTCTAAGGATAGTCAGGGAGGGGGAGACAACCCTTCCCTGACCAAAGGAGGAAGTGCAAAACACTTCTAAGTAAAACAATACCAAAGGTTTATCATTTATGCAAACGCATAAATGATATTAATATAACTACTACTATAGTAGTTATATTATATATATATTAATACTATAGTAGTTAATACTATAGTATTTAATAATATATATTCCCACCCTGCCACCCTCTAGTTTAATACTAGAACTTTAGGTTTGTCAAATCCCTAATGCTTGTGGTAAGGTGGTTCGTACGAACAAAGGAGATAAATGTTCATACCAATAATTCTTTTAAGTTTCCCTCCTGCAATAATGTCGGAGCAAATAAAAGAATCTCCTGTCTTAAGTCGTGCTTATGTACGAGGTCAAGCAGAAGTTAAAGGTTGGACAGGTAATCAATGGAGTTGCCTTGATGAATTAGTTTGGCGTGAATCTCGGTGGAAGATAAACGCAGATAATCCTAACTCATCTGCTTTTGGTTTATTCCAAATGTTAAAGACTCCTGAAGATACTGAAATTGAGGAGCAAACAAAACGAGGTCTAAGATATATCGAACATAGATATGACGAACCTTGTTCTGCCTTAAGACATCACGATAGAAGAAACTGGTATTAATCCTCTAATTCTAATTTAGAATCTATTGGTATAGGTGGCGTTACTGTTGCTCCACAAGACCAGCAATAAGCCCCTTGTAAGCCATATGCGTCTATTTCGTATGTCTGTGTATCAAAATGTACAGGAATCATAATCCACTCGCCATCACACCTAGTGCATCGCGCACTAGGTATGTTGGTGAAATCTTCTTTATTCTTTTCCTTCTTCTTCTTCCACTTCATCAAGATTTAGCATATCCTCGTCTATTAAAATCGTTGTGGCATCAGCAAATTTCATAGCCAATGCACCAATAGTACCTATAATTAAAAGTCTAGTGTTATGACTGGTACTAGCATCTTGCCAAGTATCGTCATCTCTCACAAGTCCGTTAATTATATCCACAACATTTTCACTCTCTTCAACTGCTTCAACTACTTCCCTCTTAAATGCGCTGTTGATGAGTTCTTCAATACGATACTCGTTACTATCAGGCAACCTCGTCTCCTCTCCTATTCCAAGATGTAAAAGCATCTCGTTGCGCTGTTTCAAATATTTCTGGGACTATGCCTAACTCTTTACGCGCTCGTTTCCTCTCTGTATAGGTAGTTCCTCCCCACACTCCACGAACATCAACGTGTAAAGCATACTCATAACATTGTCTTAAGACAGGACAATCTTGACAGTACGCCTTTTGCTCTGGCGCTATCTCTTCTCTTCTCCTATTTGAACCATAATTAAAGAACCAATCAGGGTCAGGGTGAGATAAACATTTCGCTGTCTCAAAGTATGGCGTTATATGGCGAGTACTGATTGGTTTTGCCACGATTTAGTTATCTCCTCTTCGATAGTGGTTTCGCCACCTCGTACTCGATAGATGATTGCGCCAAGGTCAATGACATCACTCTTAGCCCAGCGTTGTCTTTCATCATCACGACTTAAGACATAAAGAGACCTACTCAATGGGTCAAAGATGTATGCAAACTCAGTACACATAACATCTTCGGACTCCCAAGTGAGCCACAGTTCTTGTTTGTGTTGGCTGGCTATGCCGTAACCTGCTATGTAGTTGTCTTCTTCTTTAAGATAGTCAGGTTTTTCAAAACTAAGCGATGACCAACTAGGTTGCTCAAAGACTAGCGTTGATACGACATCATTTAAGTTATGTCTTAAGACTAACTCAATTAGAGTTGGAACCATATTGCTTGGGTATCCGTCCCAATGTACATACTTACCAATCCAAGTATCTTCATTACCTATTGTCCTACCCACTATTGACCTTGTTGCCATTTTATTTGCCTCCTTGTATTAAATCAAACGATACCTTACCGATTGACTTTTCTTGCTCTAACTCTTCTTCTGTTGGCACATAAGATAACTCTCTGATTATGTGCCTTAACATAGTTTCAATGCGTTCTAATCTTTGTTCAATCGTCATTGTCATCATCTCTATCTGTGTCCCAATCCCACTCGTCACGCATTTCTTGTTTGTAATCTTTGTATGCTTGTTCTTCGCATATCTGGCACTCGCCAGACCAACTTTTTCCACAGCATAAGATTGCATTGTCTAAACTATTCATCGCTGCCCCCATACTAAGAACATTAGCACAACGAATCCGATAGATATGATAAGTTCAACAATCATTTGTCGTCCTCGCTTGTCTTGAAATCATCACGACAATCATCGCAATACTTACCACCAGTTTTTTCTTGGTGTTCGCATATCTCGCATAACATATTACTTATCTCCTTCGCAATTAGAACATATTGTAACTCCATTGTAAATATGTCCACCCTCTTCGTCAAGGTCTACGACATTAGAACAAGAACCACATTTAGTTATTGAATCTATATGTCTTAAGACATCAACAGTTTCAGGTTTTAATAGTTCTGCAATTGTTGGCATTACATTGTCCCCCAATTTGCACCATAGACTTCTTGTCCGTAGTCATCTTCAAAGGTGAGTTCTTTCAATGGCACATTAAACTCCATTGAAATCTCGTCCTCTAACCAAGCGACTACATCATCTAAGTCTGGGTCTTCTATGTCCCACTCTTTCATACTTGCTACTGCTTTTTCTACATCAAAGATAACTAACTTAGTTACAAATAGTTTCTTTGGTAGTTTTATCTCAGCGTCAAGCGCAGGACTTGTTGTCATATCTTCTGACTTAAGACTCATATTCCTATCCTCCAATCATTAGAATTTTTATGTCTTACGCAATCACAATAAAGACACATATCGTAATCTGTTTCGTCATTAGCATAAACATAATCGTGTTCTTCTTTGATATGTATTTCTATATATTCTTCAATCTTCATCTTTATTCTCCTTGTCGAATCTTAAAACACTATTAACAGCGTCAATAAAATTCTCCGTTGTAGCCCACTCATACATAACATCAAAGACCTCTGACAATTTCTTATCAGTAATCTGTACCTTGATATCATCTGCAAGGCAATCTATATCTTCTTTAGTGTAGACATCGAAGAATATCTCCTCTTCAAGGTCATACTTTTTTAGTATTTCTATTGCTTTTTTTACTTTCATCTTGTCTCCTTATTTAGTTGGTCAATCATTAAGGAAACCTTAGCGCACGTTTTTTCTTCGTTAAGAATAAACATCTCGTCTCCTTGGTAAGCGCGTTCCCACACTTTCATTTTAGGGTCGTACGCTGTGCCGTCACTAAATACATCTTCTTCAGTTTCAGTGTCGTGTATCCACTCGTTTGTTACATCGTCAAACATAATTACATAATGGTGTTGCATTATTCGCTCACCTCGTATTCTCTCAACACATTAAGTATTTCTTCACTAATAACTTGTGATGAGAAATCGAGATTGTTGTCATCGACTTCTTTAGTAACCTTAGACCAAACATCATCGGTTATAGGACTCTCTTCAGTATCAAAGATGTCCTTACTCCACCAAAGAATTACAACTTCTTCTTCAGGGTTTAGTTCTTTCATATTTTTAATTACATCTTTTGCTTTCATTTTGTCTCCTTGTCTCCGTGTCTTATGTCTTAAGACAGGTTTTCTATCGTTCCTACTGATACTGCAACTAACAACATAATCAAAGTTGCAAGCGCTGTCAAGACTCGCTCGCCTCTTTTTGTTAGTTTCATACCACCTATATACATAGGTGAATCTTTATCTGGTTGTGTAGCGAAAGCGAAACCTCGTACGCTCTCTTCACATATGCACAGGTGCCAATCTGCATAGCACTCGTAGCAATACTTATGTCTTAAGTCTTGATTCATTTCGTCTCCTAATCCATTTCTTCTATGATTGCGTTTGCTTGTTTCATATCTTCTTTACATATATTACACAATCCAACTACATTTGTAGTGATTCCTTCGGGCGTGTTCCAAGATAGAAGAAACTTTCCAATACTTCTTCCTGCTATCTTTTTTGATTTAATTTCTGGGCAATCTCCCATATCACATAGGTCTAATGTTGGGACATTGTTTCTTTTAAACAATCTATGAATAAAATCGAAAGCCTCTGACTTGTTCTTAAAGTTTTGTCTTAAGACTTTATTTATACTTTTCAATGATTGTGTATTTCTTGTACCAAATCTTAAATCCCACGCTAAACTTTGATACACACCTATCAGCGCAACGTGTTGCATAGCGCTTAGGCTAATCATTTCTTCTTTCTGCATTTCGTCTCCTTTGTAGTTACTTGTCTTGCTTGTTACCAAATCTATGCCCTCGTATCCTCTCCTGTCAAGGATATTTAGATAACGATTTGGTAACAATTTCTTTCCGTCTTAAGACCTAACCTTTTCTAATTAGGCGTGCTACTACTAACATCAAAACTGCTGATGTTGTAAAACTGATTGCTAATAAAATCCCTAGCACATCTGTTCCCATTTCGTCTCCTCGTCCCCTCTGTAGTAGTTTGTGTTGGCTCTGGCTTTTTAGTTCCAGAAGAAAGGGCTTACGCCTTAAGACATAAGCCCTAACTTCCGTCTCTAACTAGCGACCTCTTCTAATTTGCCTAGATAATCTAAGCAAATTCTGATAGCGTCATCTGCACCTTGGCAAGAATTTACCTCTCTGGTAAATTCGTCCGAACTCTTTCCTGCTCTTCTGTATTGCTTGTACACTTCTGCCATAAAATAGCGTGGGTCTTGGTCGAACATTTTTTGTCTCCTCTCCTTTGGCTAACCTTTAGCCTCAGGGTCAAGAGGTTATGTCTTAAGACGTAACCTCCTGCCTCCGATTCTAAATCGCGCTTTCTTCTTCGTTTATTTCTTCAAATCTTTTGGCTATCTGATAAAAAGCGTCAGCGCCCCAGCCGATTAGTAATTGTCGGAGTAATAGAGAGCCAGTTCCGTTTCCTCTCTCTTCTTCGTCTGTTGCTAGTCGGTTAATCCAAAATTCGAAATCTTGTTGGATTAACTCTGAACCTCCTAGTACGCCCTTTTTATCTACAACTTTTTTGAAATGGTAATACATTTCTTGGTCGTTCTCTGCTACTAGCAAGAAATCGTTAACGAATTGTTCTCTTGCTTGGTTCTCTGTTGCTTGCATTTTGTCTCCTCGTTTTGTTTGTGTTGGTTCCTGTGGTGATTAGCCTCAGGGTGAGGCTCTTAAGTCTTAAGACCTAAGAACCTCCCTCCGATTCTATTCGTTGTCTTCTGCTATAAATTCACTATCACAAGTCTGGCACATCGGACGGCAATTGTCTAGCACCTTTTGAGATAATCTTATGATTTCTCCACAATTACACATCGCCTTAATGCCGTTCTTGTTTCTTGATTTCTTTTGCCCTTTTTCTATTTGCAAGGCTGTCACATCTAAAGCCTTGGCGATTTTCTCGATTTCTTTTTTCCACCTTTTAAGGGCGTGTTCTGGCATTGAGGTCTTAGATAGTCCGATTCCTTTTTTCTCGCTCTTTTCTATCTTAAGACTAAAGATTTCTTGGGCTGTATTTTGGAATTTCTTGTTATGGTAGCCGTCACCTGTCACGTCTTGAATATCGTTCTTGAAATTATAGGCGTGGGCTAATTCGTGGAGCAAGGTTCCCATTGTGTCTTCAGCACCTCTGCTCAATGATTCAGCAGATAGGAAGATTTCATTAGCCAATTTCTCGCCTTTTTTCCAAGGTGTGAAATGTGTAAAGTGTCCGTGGATTTTTCCCTTTTCTTCACGAGCCAATGAAACTACAATTTCTGGGAATTCGATTCCAATTTCTTGGATAACTGAATTCTTTACATCTTCAAGAACTGAGAGCAATCCTGATAGTTCCTGAGTCTTTTCTTTTGTCTTCATTTTTTGTCTCCTGTGTCTTAAGTCGGAACTATTTCCGACCTAATAAATCAACGGTACCAGACGCCAATCGTGAGGTGTCAAGGTGAAAAGGGGGAAATTAGGTAACGATTTGATAACGATTTAGTAACAGACAAAACGGACAAATCGGACATCTATGAGGGGTCGTGAGGAATCGTGAGGGAATTCACAAATCGGACAAAACGGACACAGCCTTAGGATTCACAACTCTAAGCCTAAGGTCAAGGGTTACGGATTGCCTGACCTTTTAACTCATAACTTTAAAGCCTTGACTATCCAATCTATTTATGCTAGGAGATTAGAGGAGGGGGAGGGGGTAGGAATAAATAAGAGGGGGGATAGTCCTCTTTCACATAATCTATATATACCGACACAAACCAAAACTAGGGCTAGAAATGCTCTTCCAATCCATAAACTACACTACAAAAACATTACCCCCCTATGTTAATATTCTGCGTGGGTGTATGCGCTAGCATCCCATCTAAAATTTTCCTGGGTTATTACACCCACTCTGACCTGCGATAATACAATCTGTAAAAAATACTTTGTAAAATGCTGTTACCAAACCTCTCGGTAACACCTTATATATAGTAGAGGACAAAATAATTTTATAACACTGTTGCCTTGACCCATCGGCAACAGGGTAGTGTTTACGCAAGTCATCTTTGTTGATGACTTGCTTTTATATAATATAATATTATATATAATACTATCCCTGGAGCAAAAGGACAAATTCCAATGGCAGCAAAAGCAGGATTATCGCACCACCTTAAGGCTGAATCAGCCAAGAAAAAAGAGGACTACCTTAAGGGTATTGCCTCAGGGATGACTAACGATGCCGCCTCTAAGTTGGCTGGCATCAAACCTGATACGGTCAAGTATTGGATTAAATCTGATAAGGCTTTCCGCGCTGACCTTGATAACGCTAGAACTGATAGGGATGACGTTCGGGCTAAAACCAAAGACGCAGACAAGAACAGCGTAGGCTTTGAAGCCTTCTCTGAGGAATACCTAGAGATGAAGGTTTTCCCCCACCAGCGCAATTTTATATCCCTTCTTGAGAAGGGTGAACCTGAGTGGATTCATCCAGCAATGACTTATGAGCCTGCTGTAAAAAATCGCGTTTTAATAAACATACCTCCTGAGCACGCTAAGTCAACTACAATTACGGTTAACTACTCAACCTATAGAATTGCCCTTGACCCTAACGTTCGTATTATTATCGTTTCTAAGACTTTGGCTAAAGCACGAGAATTCGTGTATGCTATTAAGCAACGCCTCAGCCATCCACGCTGGCAGAAGATGCAGCAAATGTATGGACCTGAAGGTGGCTGGAAAGAAGACTCAGAGACCTGGCGAACTGACACAGTTTACCTAGGTACTGAAACTAGAGACTCTGGCGAAAAAGACCCAACCCTCCAAGCCCTTGGTATGGGTGGGCAAATCTACGGTGCTCGCGCCGACTTGATTATCCTTGATGACGTTATAACTGGTGCCAATGCCCACGAGTGGGAAAAACAAATTAACTGGTTACAAAAAGAAGTTATAACTCGTCTTGGTAAAAATGGTAAACTTTTAGTTGTAGGGACACGAATAGGTTCTATTGACCTATACCGAGAACTTCGCAACCCTGAGCACTGGTCTGGAAATAAAACTCCATTCACATATCTGGCTATGCCAGCAGTACTAGAGTTCAACGAAGACCCAGAGAAGTGGGTAACGCTATGGGCGAGGTCAGACAGACCTTGGGATGGCGATGAGGACACGACACCTGACGTAGATGGATTTTTCCCTAAATGGGATGGTCCTACGTTATTCCAGAGACGCTCCGAAGTTACCCCTTCTACTTGGGCTATGGTTTATCAACAACAAGATGTTGAAGACGATTCTATTTTTTCACCCTTATGTGTACAAGGTTCTATCCAAGGTATGCGTAAAATTGGGATATTGCATTACGGCGCACCAGGTCATCCTAAAGACCCTGGTAACTATCGCATAGTTATGGGTATAGACCCTGCTATGTCTGGAGCAACTGCAGCAGTAGTAGTGGCTGTAGATGTTGACAACAAGAAAAGATATGTTCTTGATGTCTGTAATATGACAGACCCAACGCCTGAAAAAATTAAAAACTTAATACAAGAGTGGGCTGTTAAATATCAGCCTAACGTTGTAGTTGCGGAGAAAAATGCTTTCCAACTCTTCCTCACCAAAGATGAAGGAATACGTGACTTTCTGTCTTCACGCGGAATCGTATTCCGTGAGCATTTCACTGGCAACAACAAATGGGACGTTGATTTCGGTGTTGCGTCTTTGGCTCCACTCTTTGGAACAACTACAAACGAAAAATTCGTAAAGAACTCAAATATGATTGAACTGCCTTCAACTGAAAAGTCTGAAGGTGTTAAGGCTTTAGTAACCCAGTTAATAACCTGGAAACCTGATGCACGCAAACGTCAACCTACTGACTGTGTTATGGCTTTATGGTTTACAGAAATTGTTATTCGTGAGTGGTTAGAACGTGGAAACCATCTTACCCAGTTTACTAATAGTAGATGGCACTCCAGAAGACAACTTAATGCAAGATATGTAATCGATTTAGATGAGGCATTTGCCGAACAACAAGCAGAAGTATTCTATCAATAAGGAAATTAGTGGCTCTTAATATAACACAAATAGCAACAAAGGTAGAAGCGCTTAAACGCCGCAACGCTAGTCGCGATGCTCGTATGGGTGACGTTCTAGAAGTACGCAGGGGCAACCTTGTAAACGTATTTCCAGAAATGTTTCCTGAAGGTGCAACCAAGGCTATGATTGCAAACTTCGTTGACGTAGCAGCAAGAGACGTTTCCGAAGTACTAGCACCACTACCTTCTTTTAACTGTACAACAACTAATACTAATTCTGACCGTGCTAAAAAATCAGCAGACATCAGAACCCTTATTGTTAATAACTATGTTCAACATTCACGTCTACAAACTCAAATGTACACAGGTGCTGACTGGTACGGTACCTATGGCTTCCTACCTATTGTTATTGAAGCAGACTTTGAAAACAATCTTCCACGTATACGTGTAGAAAACCCTATTGGTTCATATCCTGAATTTGATAGATATGGCAAAGTTGTTTCATTTACTAAACGTTATGTTAAAACTATTGCTGAACTCATTACAGAGTTTCCAGAATTTGAAAGAGAAATCCTTAACGGATATAGAATGGATGAGGTTGACCTTTATTCCGAATTAGAAATGGTTCGTTATGAAGATAGAAACGTTATCCTTTTATATTTACCTACTAGAGGTAATTTAGTTTTAACCAGTACTGATAACCCAATGGGTGAAGTAATGGTTCGCGTTGCTATGCGCCCAGGAATTGACAATGAACCAAGAGGTCAATTTGATGATGTTCTTTGGGTTCAGATAGCACGCGCAAGATTTGCACAGTTAGCAATGGATGCAGCAGAGAAATCTATTAATGCTCCATTAGCAGTTCCGAATGACGTACAAGAATTCGCCTTTGGTCCAGACGCTGTGTTAAGAACTGCTCAACCGCAGAACATTCGCCGTGTAGGCTTAGAGGTTCCACCTGCTGCGTTTACTGAAGCAGAATTATTACAAAGAGAAATGCGTCTTGGCGCACGTTATCCTGAAGGACGCTCTGGTGTTATTAATGCCAGCGTTGTAACAGGACAAGGTGTACAAGCCTTATTAGGCGCATTTGATACCCAGGTTAAAACTGGTCAACAAATTTTGTCAGACGTATTTGAAGACGTAATTGAATTATGTCTTAAGATGGACGAAAGATTATTTGCAGGTGAAAAGAAAGTTGCAGCCACATCTGGTGGTGCAAGATTTGAATTAAGTTATGACCCAGGTAGAGATATTCGTGGGGACTACACAGTTCAAGTTCGTTATGGTTTGATGTCAGGACTTGACCCAAGCCGTGCATTAATCTTCTCATTACAAGCATTAGGTGCAGATTTAGTATCAAGAGATTTCGTAATGCGCGAACTACCTTGGTCAATGAACGTAGGCGGAGAACAACAATCAATTGATGTTCAACGTATGCGTGATAACTTAAACGCATCAGTTGCTTCACTAGCACAAGCAATACCACAATTCGCAGCACAGGGACAAGACCCAAGTCAACTTGTTAATAACATCGCTGAGGTAATAAAGGAAAGACAAAAAGGTACAAACATCGAAGATGCTGTACAAAAAGTCTTTGCTCCAGAACCAGCCCCACAAGTTCCCCCTGCTGAGATGACTGCTCCTGGCGAGCAACCTGTCCCTGTTGCACCAGTTGAAGCGCCTCCAGGGGGTCCTTCTCCAACAGCACCAGAGCAAGCGTTGCAAATGCAAGGACAAATGGATATTCAAGCATTACTAGGACAATTATAAATTTAAGGAATCTAAATGGCTAACGAAGTAGTCTCAGGCGTAGGTAGAAACGCCAAACGTACTGATAGAAATATTTCTAGCCGTACAACTCAGCCTATTCGTGAAATGAAATCACAAAAGTACGGCGAAGGTAAAGCATTACTAGAACAACAAAGAATAAGCCCTATGGCTGGAAGTGTTAAAACTCCTAAGATTGAAACAGCAAGTGCTGCTCCAAGAACTCCTGTTGTTCCATTAACTGCTGATACACAATACCCTGACCAACCTGCTGAAGTAGGTTTACCATTTGGCGAAGGACCAGGACCAGAAATCTTTGGTAACCTTAATCCAGAACCAGAAACATTAACAGATATTTTAGGACGTATGGTTAATGCTGATTCTTCAGGAGAAGTAAAAGCAATTTACGAAAACGCTTTATTACAAGGACAGTAATGGCTGATAATAAAGAAATACAAGATTATTCAGCAGAACTGTACAAAACTGTAACTAAGTTTACCCCTACCCCTTCTCAAAGTGCTGAACTTAATGGTTGGGCTGGTATTCAAAATGTTAATCAACGTTTATACAGTTTTAACGACCCTATTTTAGCAAGTAAAGAATTTAACAAACTTGATAAAAACATTCAAGACATTATCGCTCAACAGAATCCTAATGCACCCTTTTTACCTCAACCAGAAAAAAAAGGTTTCATTAAGCAATCATTAGAAGGTTTAAGAAGTTACGCTAACTTAATTACTGGCGTATATCGTGGTGCTAAGTTTGCACAACAAGAAAAGATTTCATTCTCTAAAGCCTGGGATATGACAAAGGGCAACGGAGAAGCATTTTTTGATAGGGACCGTGTACAAAAAGTTGATGCTTTTTATTCCAAGGGTGTTGCTAAAGTTGCCAAAATGGCATCTATGGGCAAAAGTTCTGGAGAAATTTTAGCCAATATTAATATGGCTGATGCTGCAGAAGTGAAAGCATACCAAGACTACCTTGATGTTGAAAATAATAAGACAATGCAACAGGCTCTTGGCGATTACAATATGGCTAAGATTTCTCTTGGTAGAGATATTGCTTATGACATCTTTGGTCTTAGAGTTAAACCAGGCGAATACGGAACTGCTAAACGTAAAGCCTTTGGTGTTGTATCTGCTGTTGGTGATTTAGCAAACAATATTATATTTGACCCACTAACTTATGTTGCTCTTCCTTTCCAAGTAGCAAAGATTGGTGCACTAGGGGTAACTCGTGCAGCAACACTTGGTGGTTTAGGAAGAACCATTACAGGCGAAGCAGCCTTAAGTGCAAAGATTTCAGATGCTTTTACTCATCCATTATTTGGAAAAGCAGTAACTAGATTTTACGATAACATTGGTGTTCAAGTAGAGCGTCTTGCTAAGGGAACAGAAGAAGAAGCAAACCAGGCTTTCGGTATTATCAATAGACAATTTGGCAAAGACATAAGACCTGATGTAGTTCAGGCTATGGTTAAAGCAAAAGTATTCAATGCTGATGCTGCTAAGAAGTTTTTTCAAGATGCAGAAAACTTTAGTTTACTTACTAACGGTAAAAAAGTATTAGGTAAAGATGTTATTCCTACCTATAGCATTTTTCGTGGATATAAAAACGAGATTAAAAATGCTATGCTTAGAACAACAGGGATTAGCACAACTAAAAAAGGTGCCGTTACTGCAGGAATAACTAGCGAAACATTATTAAAAACTATTGCTAGACCAGATTTTCTTCAAGATAAAGTAGCGCAAGAACAATTAACTGCAGCAATTAAAGATTCTGCTAGCAAAGCAAGTAGATTTGCACGCTTTATTGAGATAGCACCTAGTGCAAAGACTATTAAAATTGCTAGATACATTGGTCCAGACGGCAAAGAAATAGACGAAGGTTTAAAATCCCTTAAAGATGTTATATCTTTAGGTCGTATTGCTGGTATGTCTCGTCCAGATGCTGACGAATTAGGTAGATTATGGACAACTGCTAGCGTTGCTCAACGTAGAAATATTCATAAAGGTTTAGTATTCGCAATATCTGATGAACTTGGATTATTCCAAGGTATGGATAGTGCTAGAATAATGAATAAACTTGACAAAATTGCAGGAACTCAAGAATACGCATTAGAACAAAACATAGATGCTGCATTATACAAAGCGATGCCAGAAGATATGCGTAAATTTCTTGATGATGCTTACAAATCTACTGGTGGCGTATTAAAAACTATTAAAAGTACAGAAAGACCAATTACTTTTAACCCTGGAAAGTTAGGTTCTGATAGGGCTGCTGCAGCGATGGAGCATCAACTATCTTTTGAACTAAACACTCCAGACCTTCGTGCTATTCGTTCCGAAGTTTACAGTGCTAGAGGGGCTAAGATTCGCTCCCTTGGACAAGTATTTAACAATAAGTATGCTGATGCAATTGTAAGTACCTGGGCTTTCTTAACACTTGTTCCACGTTTAGGTATTCGTTCTGCTATTGAAGAAATAGGTGTATTTGGTTTAATTGCTACGCCTAAAACATTAGTTAATTTAATACGTTATGGTTATCCAACTAGCCGTGCTGGAAGAATAGTTAAAGATTCTGATGCTAAGTTTTTTGATAGCAAAGGCGTTGGTGGTCCTACTCGTGTTTACTATGCTATGTTTAAACCAAATCTTACTAAAGAGATTAAAGAAAGCATTGATAAAGATTCAAGTATAGAAAACGTAGCACTCCAAACCAATGTTGCTATACAAAAAGGTAGATTTGGATTTAATCGTCCTTTAGACCAGCAATTTACTAAAGATACTGAAGATTTAGTTAGATTTGGATATGATTCTACTGGCTATAAAGAAGCAACTATGTCAGTTACAGCATCAACAGATATTAGTGGTGCTGCTGCCAAGGGATATGGCGCTGGAGCAGTTGTAATACCAGAACAAGGTCCTTCTTTAGCCTTTAGTATGAATAGAAAAAAGTTTGAAAAAGAATTTACTTCAGAAGGTCCTGCTGTAGAAATTAAACTACAAGACCAACCAGATGCTTACTATATGGCTCTTGGTGTTGAAATGTTTAAGCGAGCAGGAGTAGCAGGTAACACATCTAAACTTGCAATTAAATACATTGATAACCCTAAAAAGGCTATTGAAGAAATACGTAAAGAATTAGATAAAAATACAACTTTGGCAAGCGCATTTACCAATAACGTAGATTCTAATGTTACCAATAGTCAGTTAGCATCATCTATTTATTTTGCTACTCGTCAAACCTTTACTAATGCAAAAGGTGAAGTTAACCCTGATTTAGTTAAACTTGTTTACACTAGAGGTAAAGACAAAAACGGTAAGATAGTTGATAACTGGACTCCAGATATTGATATGGAAAAATTGCGTTTGATGAAAGGCAAAGACCTTCCTATTACTGTCTTAAGTCAAAAGTGGATTCCTATTGCTGAAAATCAAGGTGGATTGATTGATGCTATAAATAGAAGAGGCTATGCCTGGATGGACCGTCAAATATCCACAATGACCAGAGAGCCTATCTTTACTGCTAACTACCATACTTATCGTAAAGAATATAGAAACCTAGAAAACATAAAGCGCAGCACATTAATTAAAAATGGGATGAGTCCAGAGGCTGCAGATAAAGTTGCCAGAAAGTACGCTAGTGATTTAGCAACGGATGCAGCAGGTAAGCGTACATTAGATTTTGTCGATAATCCATTAATTAGAACTAACTTAGCATTTGGATTACGTAACTTTGCTCGTTTCTATCGTGCAACAGAAGACTTCTGGAGACGTGCTTACAGACTAGGCACTACCCAAACAGATGCTATTATTCGTTTAAGATTAGCAACTCAAGGATTAGAACACTCAGGCTTTGTTTATGAAGATGATGAAGGCGAATTATACTTTGTATTTCCTGGTGATGATATAATTTATAATGCAGTATCTATAGCACATAGATTTATAGATGGTAATTCAAATCTTAAATTGCCACAATCATTACAATTTAGTGGTAAAGTTAAATTCTTATCACCGTCATTAGACCCACAATCAGCAATCCCTACATTTTCAGGTCCACTTGCTGGTATTTCAATGGTTGTTCTACAACAACACGCACCTAACTTTTGGGGCATTAGAGATAGATTACTTGGTGTAACTCTTGGTGAAATGAGCAAGGACGCAACATATAAAGATGTTATTCTTCCTCCAGTTGCTAAACGTATTATGTCATTTATGTCACCTAATGATGTTAACGGTGAAATGGCTTCTGCTCAAAGACAAGCCTATGCTTACCTTGTTGCAAATGGTGAGGGCTTAGATATAAATGCCACACCTGAAGAAAAACTGAAATTTCAAGAAAACTTAGAAGCATTAGCATCTAACATATTAACTACTAGATTCTTTTTAGGTTTAGTATCTCCAGTTGCATTAAGTGCATCTGCAGGTAAAGACGTTAGCGCTACATTAAAAGACTTAGGGAATGTTGATTTTAGGTCTGAGTTTTATGAAACTGTTCAAGAATTAACTTTACAAGGTTCAACAGACCCTTTTGGTGAAGCCAATATGAGATGGGCTAAGGCTAAACCAGGTGTACTTGCTTACACAATAGCACAAAGTGAAAGAAGTAGAGTTTTAAGTATTCGTCAAACTAATGATGCTATTGCTTGGTTAAAAAAGAATGAATCATTAGTTAATAAGTATCCAGAAGGTTCTGCTTTTTTTGTACCTAATAGTGGTGAATTTGATATTGCTGAATCTAAGTTTTTTCAAAGAGAAGGCTACACTGATAAGATTCCAGTAGAAGATTTTATAACTAAAGTTACTGCTCAGGAACAATTAAATGAATACTACACTAAACGTGATGAGTGGGATTCAAAAATTGAAAACGCACCTGAAAGTATTCGTTCAATTATTCGTCAGCAAAAAACTTTAGATATGCAAGAGTTTACTAAAGGTAAATACTACTTACAAAAAGCATTAGAAAATTATGGAAGTGCTGCAGATACTACTGCTGCTTGGGAAGAACTTGTTAGAATGATTGACAATAATGATGCTCCTAAAACTCCAAATGCACAAAAAGTTATAGATATAGTTAATCTTGTTCAAGAAGCAAACAACGTTACAGCAATGATGTTTGATGGAACTGTAGATGCTTCTCAGCGTAGAAGTTTGATACGTAATAACGCTATGCAACAAGCATTAGAGATTGCTGCAAACGATGCAGGTCTTATAAGAATCATTAATACTGTTGTTAAGAAACAATTAGGAGTTTAATAAGTGGCATACGATACACCTTTAGGTGAAGAAGTTGTACAAGAATCTAGTAACGTTGGTCAATTTTATAAATCTAGTGACCCTGCTAATACTTACTATAAAGTATATGATTCAACTTCAGGTCAATACGTTTGGCAAAAAACAAACGATTTCTTAAGAAGTTTATATGCTAATCCTAATGCTGTTAAAACAATTAAACAACAACTAGGTTATGATATTATAGATGGCTCTATTAATCCTGACTTTATTAAAGATGTTGAAAAAGTTCAAGGTACTCTATCTTCAACTAATCAAAGATTAGAAAAAATTGGTGAAGGTGGCTGGAGTTTATTTTCATACCTTCAACAATCAAAAACTGGCAAAAGTGGAACAACATCTACTGCAACAGTTACCGACAAGAACAGGGCTGCTCAAGAATTATTAGATACTGCTAAAGATTATCTTGGTTCTGGTATTGCTATAAATAAAGCAGACATTAAAGCATATGTTAATGAACTCAATTCTTTAGAACGTAAGCGTCCAACAATATCTAGAACTGGCGAAACTATTGCTGGTGGATTAACTGCTGACGAAAAAGAACAATTAGCACTTAAATACATTGGGAAATATGTTACTGCTGAAGGTATTCAAAATGTTGGTGGTGCTTTAGGAAGTAATTATAGAACTATTAATACTCTTGCTGGAAACTACGGTATTCAACTTGACAAAGCAGCATTACGTAGTTTAGTTCTGGATAGCGTTAGTTCTAAAAATGGTTTAGAAAATACACAGACTAAAATTACAAACCTTGCTAAAGTTAAATACAGAGCATTAACTCCATTTATTGACCAAGGATTAAGCGTTAAAGATATTGCTAATGAATACGTTGCTAGAAAAGCACAATTACTAGAACTTAACCCTGCTGGAATTAGAATAGATAATGACCCAGATATTCAAGGTGCTTTAACTGGAGATGCTTTAATTCCTTTATACCAGTTTGAAAAATCATTACGTAATAACCCACAATGGCAATATACTAACAATGCAAGAGAAGAAGCATCTAATTATGCTCTTACTATTTTGCAAGATTTTGGATTGATGTAAATGGCTGAAAAACCAAAGTTACCTATTCCTCCTAAACCACCTGCTTTTCCTTCAGGTATTAAACCATCAACTCTTCCTGGTGCTACTAAAGCAGTTAAACAATATACAACTCCTGCTGGTCCAAAGGCTCCTGTTGGAGTAATGGGTTCATCATATGTTCCTGGTCGAACATCAAATACTTTTAATCCTGCAAGTTTAACTAAATCAAATAGACAAGTTGTTGAAACAATTCAACAACGTGGCGCTACTGGTGTCACTCCTGGTACCGATAAAGGTACAGGTAAAGGAACTGGTACCGATAAAGGCACTAAAACAAAAACTATTTTAAGAACTGAAGATAATGGTGATGGTACATATACCATTTATTATAGTGATGGAACTACTGAAACTGGTGGTACTAAAATTGGTGGTGCTGCAGAAGACCCAGCACTTCAATATCAAAGAGACGTAGAAGCAGCAAATCGTAAATCTGCATTTCAAATACTTGCTGATGAATTTACCCAACGTGGTTTACCAACACTTGCTACTGAAGTAGAAAGATTTATGAAAGAGGGATTAACCCCTGCTGAAGCCAGAATTTCTATACGTAATACCCAAGCATATAAAGATAGATTTAAAGGTAACGAAGGTCGTATTAAAAAAGGATTAGCAGTTTATCAACCTGACGAATATCTTGCAGCAGAAGAAACATATCGTAATCTTTTACTAGCAAATAATCTTCAAGACCTTATTAGCAAAAATACAACTGATTCATTTATTTCTGGTGCAGTATCTGCACAAGAAGTACAAGACAGAATCCAAAATGTATTCACTAAAATTGATAACGCTGACCCAACATTAAAAGGACAACTAGGTCAATACTTTAGTAGTTACGGTATTGCAGACCCTAACTTACAACGTTCTCAATTAGCATCTGCTTTGCTAACTGGCGAGACTTCATCAATGGCATTAGAGCGTCAATTAAAGAAAGCACAATTACGTGCTGGTGCTCAAATGTCTGGTGTAACAATTGCTGAAACTGGTGTTGAATCATTACAACAACAACTAGAAGCACAAAACGTATCTGATGTTTACGGTGTTGCTAAGACAGGTTTTAGTACACTTTCTCAAACACAACCTGGCACTGAAAAACTTGCACAAATTTACGGAGAGCAGACAACTGGTCTCTCAGAAGAACTTCAACAAGAAGCCTTCTTTGGTTTACAATCACAAAGACGTAAGAAATTACAAGAGAGAGAACAAGCCACATTTGGTGGACAAGCAGGTATTTCAACTGCTGGTCTAGCCAGAGGCACTGCAGGTTCGTTCTAACAATAGACCCTCAGTAGGACCCACCAGCCCCTACGAGAGTAACAAGACTGGTAGCAAGAGCCATTATAAATCCCCCCAGATTTAACGTGAGGCTTGCGACTAACAAAAAAGAATGGGAGCGTTGCGATGAGCAACAACTATCAAGACTGGGAAGATGACGAAGAAGATGTTATCCCTAGTCAACAATCAGAAAGCGATTTATTAAAGCAACTTCGCAAGGAGTTAAAAAATAAATCAAAGATGCTTTCCGAAATGGAAGGACAACTTTCTTCGATTAAGACTGAGCAACGTCAAAACGTTATTAAGTCAGTTCTTGAAAGTAAGGGCGTTAGCCCAAAGATAGCAAAATTTATTCCAGCCGATATTGATGCTTCAACTGAAGCAGTAGATAATTGGATTTCGGATAATGCTGATGTCTTCGGTTTAACAGTACAAACGCCCGATGATGTGAAGCCAGATTTGGCTACACTCAGACAAATTGATGCTGTTACATCTAATGCCCAGTCTCCTGCTGGTGTGGATGATTTATTTTTGAGATTACAAAATGCAGAATCTGCAGAAGAAATCACAAATATGATTTTCCAACAAGGCGGGGAGATTTAGGCTTAACTACTAACTAAGGAAATAACCAGAATGTCAACAGTATATACCGCATTATCAGGCGGCGCTGCAACGACTAACGGTGGTCTTGGTGGCGGTCAATATTCAAGTGCTTCTAACGTAGGAACCTTTACACCATCCAATGGTGCAGGTCTCGTACAAAAAGCATATGACCGTCTAGTTGAGTTCGCACTTCGCTCTCAACCATTACTACGTTCAGTCGCTGACAAACGTCCAGCACGTCAATCAATGCCAGGTTCATCTGTAGTATTCCAAATCTACAATGACCTAAACAAAGCAACAACTCCTTTGTCAGAACAAGTTGACCCAGATTCAGTAGCGATTGGTACACCAAGTGCTATTACCGTTGTTCTTAACGAATACGGTAATGCAGTTCTAACCACACGCAAACTGCAATTAATGTCACTTGCTGAAGTTGACCCAGCGATTGCAAATATCGTTGCGTTCAATATGGCTGACTCAATTGATGAAGTTGTTCAAACAGAACTACGTGGCGGAAGCAACGTAATCTACGCAAGCAACGCATCAGGAGTTCGCGCAACAGCAACAACTAACGTTACTGGCGCACACACTTTGAAAGCAGCAGACATTCGTCTTGCTGTTGCAAAATTGCGTGCAGGTAAAGCAATTGCTCGTAAAGGCAGCCTATACTGGTGTGCAATACACCCAGAAGTTTCACACGACTTACGTGCTGAAACAGGCGCTGCTTCTTGGAGATTGCCTCACGAATACCAATCAAATGCTGAAATTTGGGCAGGAGAAATTGGTAACTTCGAAGGTGCATACTTCATCGAATCACCACGTATGTACAACGCTACCGATGGTGGCTCAAGTGCACGCGTGTTCCGTACATTACTTGCTGGTCAACAAGCACTTGCTGAAGCAGTTGCTGAAGAACCACACGTAGTTATTGGAAACGTTACTGACAAATTGATGCGCTTGCGCCCAATTGGTTGGTACGGAGTATTAGGATTCAAGCGTTATCGCGAAGAAGCCTTGTACAGAATTGAATCTTCATCCAGCATTAACGCTGCGTAGTTAGATTCACTTAACGGTAGCCCTCGCGTCAAGTGGGGGCTACTCTTATTCAAAGGATTTTAAATTGCCAATATTTTTCCCACCCACAGTTGAAGAAGGACCAGCAGGTTTTGGTCTATTCTATCGTTACAAGTTAACTCGTGGTATTAGTGTGTTAAAAATTGGTAATACATATTACAAACTTAGAGTTCCATCAACTGACCAAATAGATTCTGCTAGTGAGTACTATGCAGGAGGGCACGAATATGAAGTTACCTCAAACCAAAAGACTGCACTTATTAACGCTGGCATCGGCATTACTGAAAGTAACTTTGAAGGATGATAGAGAACATTCTAGTCGCAGGTGCGACTGCATCAGCGATTGCTTCTGTGTTTTTTGTGATTGCGCCAACAGTTCGAAAGACTCGTTCTATGATGGAATGGTTGGAAAAATTTCGCAGGGATTGGGAAGGCGAGCCTGGTGGTCCAGGTAGAGACCCTGTTCCAAGTGTGATGGAAAGATTAAATAGACTTGATGGCGAATTAAGCCACAATGGTGGTTCTTCTATGAAGGATGCTATTGATAGAATTGAGAAAGCGTTAGGGACAAAGAATGAGTTTACACAGAATTAGAAAACATCCAGAGTTCGTTGAGGGATGTTTTGGTTGCAAGGCTTCCACTGTTGATTTGAACGCTGGGGAAGCAACGAGTAGGATGGATATGTCCTCTAAGAAATGGGATAATGAACTTGCGTTGTATCGTTCGGCTAGGTCGCAGGGTATTCAACCTGATACCACTAAGACGAAAGATATACGTAGGGCAATAGATGTATCAAACAAAACAGGTCAAGCATACGGAGCCTAATATGTACGGTAGTAAAAAAATGCAAAATAAAAAGATGATGAGTATGATGTCAAAAATGGATTCAAAGAAAAAATCAAAAGTCAAAATCAAGAAAACAGGAAAGAAGAAATAATATGTGTACAACTTGTGGATGTAATTATCCTAATCTAGAACACGCTATGGCTAACGCTAAAGGTAATAACCCAATGGGTATGCCAATAGCACCAAAGCCATCAAGCATTGAAAAAGCAGTTCCAAAGAAACCGAAAGGAAAATAGTAATGCCAACAAGAGTATCAAAAAGACAGGCTGCAAAAGGACCTGTTAAAGTTAAACAAAGCACAATTAATGCTATTAAAAAAACTGGTATGTCAAAAGCACTAGGAAACATCACACCAGCACAACGTAAGAACGCTGCATATATGACAGGTTTAAAACGTATGTACGGTGCTGCAAGAGTTAATAAGGCTCTTGGTAGTGGAAATAGAGCAGTTCCAGTTGGTGGAGTTATGGGAACCAAAAGAGCACAAGTTATGGCTGGTCCAGTACGCTCAACAATGAAGAAGACTGCTACTAAGTCAACTCCTGCAAAGAAAACTACTCCAAAGAAAACCACTACTCGTTCTACTGGTGCTGTTCAACAAGCATTAGCAGCAAGAGCACCTAAAAGTAAAATGTTTAGTAACTTAGGCGCAGGAGTTTCTGTTCCAAGAAATTATAAGAAAAAATAACAATGGCTAAATCACCTGCTTGGACACGCAAAGAAGGAAAGAATCCTAAAGGCGGACTTAACGCCAAAGGTCGTGCTTCATACAATAAAGCAACTGGTGGGAATCTTAAACCTCCTGTCAAAGCAGGTCAAGCCAAAAAATCACCTAAGTCTGCATCAAGACGTAAGTCTTTTTGTAGTCGTATGTGTGGTATGAAGTCTAAACGTACTTCTTCTAAAACGGCACGTGACCCTAATTCACGTATAAACAAATCTTTAAGAGCGTGGGACTGTAACTGCAGATGAAAAAGAAAGCATTTTGGGATAAGAAGAACCCTAAGAAAACTTCTAAGAAACTAACTCCAACACAAATTAAAAGTGCCAAGGCTCGCGCTAAGGCTGCTGGAAGAAAGTATCCAAACCTAGTAGATAATGCTGCTGTAGCAAGAAAATCTAAATAAAACATATTGGGGACGATATGAAAATCGCAGTATATGCAATTGCTTTAAATGAAGAGAAACACGTTATGCAATGGTTGGAAGCAACCAAGGATGCTGATGTTAGACTGGTTGCTGATACTGGTTCAACAGATAGTACAGTTCGAATTTTACAAGGGGCACCAAATGTTATTGTTCATCAAATCAGTGTTCAACCGTTCAGGTTTGATGATGCGCGTAATGCTGCTCTTGCTTTGTTACCTACTGATGTTGATATGTGTCTTTCCCTTGATTTGGATGAGATACCGCAAGATGGATTCTTTGATGTCGTAAGACAGAACTGGACTCCTGATGTTAACCGTATTTGGGTTACTTGGGAAACAGGTTACAAATGGCAAAACAATAATCGTTTACATTCAAGACACGGTTATCGCTGGATTAAACCTTGCCACGAGGTCACAGAATACTATGGTGACTTCTTTGGTGGTGTAGAGAAAAGTATTACTTTAGATTTAACTGTTACACATAAGCCTGATGACAGTAAGTCCAGGGCGCAGTATCTTCCTATGTTAAAGATGGCTGTTGCTGAAACACCTAATGATGCTCGTATGTGGGCTTATCTAACTAGAGAGTATTTCTTCCACGATAAGTGGAGAGAAACTATTGAATCTGCTGAGGAAACACTTAAAGCAGGTGGATGGTATATAGAACGTGCAGCGTCTTGTAGGGCTGCTGGTGAAGCGTTTGTACATCTTAAGAATAAAGAGATGGCTAGGGATTGGTTTGTTAAAGGTGTGAAAGAAGCACCTGACCAACTTGAGGCTTGGTATTCTTTAGCACAGTTTAATTATGATATTAAAAATTGGCAAGGTTGCTGGGATTCAGCAATCAAGGTTGAAAGTTTAGTCAAGGAAAAACATTATCTTGTTAATGATGATGTTTGGAATTGGAAATGTTTTGATTTATTAGCCTTGTCTGGTTGGTATTTAGGTAAGAAAAAAGAAGCAATGAACTATGCAGTTATGGCAATACAAGCAAACCCTACTGAACAAAGATTGATAGATAACTTAGAATGGATGCAAAAAGGTAATGACAACATTTAATGATATGGTTGAAGAGGTTTTAATTAACCTTGAAGGGTTTACTCTTCGTCAAGACCGTACCACATATTTGACTTCTACTATTGATAATAATGATTTAACTATTGCTTTAGCATCAGGTGACAATATTGGTAAAGGTATTGTTGAAATTGATGATGAACTTATTCACATTGATTCTGTTGACCGTTCTGACCGTTCAGCAACTATCTCACCTTTTGGTAGAGGGTATCGTGGTACTACTGCTGCAGCACACACTTTAAATACTAAAGTTACTTTTGCTCCAAGTTTTCCAAAGATTTCTGTTAAGCGTGCTATTAACGATACTATTCGTGCTGTTTACCCAAGTGTTTTTGGTGTTGCTTCCACAACTTTTACATTCAATCCTTCCGTAACAACTTATTCTTTACCTGTTGAAGCAGAAACAGTATTGGCAGTTTCTTGGGATACTATTGGACCAAGTAATGAATGGCTTCCAATTAGACGTTGGAGACACGAACCAACTGCTAACATAGGTGAGTATGCAACAGGTAATGCAATTAGCATTTATGAAGCAATCGTTCCTGGTCGTACTATAAATGTTGTTTACACTAAAACACCTACTGCGCTATCAAGTGGTAGTGATGTGTTTACAACTGTTACAGGTTTTGAAGAATCAAGTCGTGATTTAATTGTTTATGGTGCTGCTTACCGTATGGCATCTTTCATTGACCCAGGTCGTTTAACTTTCACTTCACCTGAAGCAGACCAAAATGACCAGACTCGTCCGTTTGGTGCTGGTACAAATACTGCAAGATATTTGTTGGCTTTATATCAACAACGCTTGCAAGAAGAAACAAGTAGATTAAATGGCAAGTATCCTGTCCGCGTACACTACACAATATAAGGTAAATTAATGTCAAGAAAATATTCTAGCGTTTCACTCGAAACCGAAGTTGTTGGTTCTTTAACCACAACTGCCACAACTATTACTGTTGCTAACGCAACTAACTTACTTGGTGGTATTAACGGAGCATCCATCACATCAACTGATGACTTCATTGTTGTGCTTGACCCTGAAACATCAAGCGAAGAAATTGTTAGGGTAACTGCTGTTACTTCTAACACTTTGACTGTTGTTCGTGGTTACGATGGTTCAACAGGTAAGACACATACTTCTGGTGCCAAGGTTCGCCATATGGCTATCGGTGAAGATATGCGTAATGCTGCAGCCCACATTGAGGCTACTGCTGCTCACGGTGCTACTGGTGCTGTGGTTGGTACAACTAACACACAAACTTTAACTAACAAAACTATCAGTGCTGCAAGTAACACTATTAGTGATATTGCTAATGCTAATATTTCTTCTTCTGCTGCTATTGCTGATACTAAACTTGGAACAATTTCTACAGCAAATAAAGTTCAGAACTCTGCTACTACTGCTACTTCAAGTAACTCTGGTTCAGCAATTGTTTCTCGTGATTCTTCAGGTAACTTCTCTGCTGGTGTTATCACAGCAAATGTTACTGGTGCTTTAACAGGTAATGCTTCTACTGCTACTACTCTTGCTACTGGTAGAGATTTTCAAATTGTTGGTGATGTTGAGGCTTCAGCCCAATCATTTAACGGTTCAGGAAATGTTACCTTAACAACAAGTATTGGTACTGGTGTGATTGTTAACGCTGATGTTAACGCATCTGCTGCGATTGCTGCAACTAAGATTGCTGGTACAGCGATTACTGCTGCAGATACTGGCACTGTTACTAACACAATGTTGGCTGGTTCTATTGCCAACAGCAAGTTAGCAACTGACCCTCTGGCTCGTGCTAACCACACTGGTACACAACTAGCATCAACTGTTTCTGATTTTGATACACAGGTTCGTACTTCTAAAGTAACTGACCTTACTGCACCTACTGGTTCATTCTCAATGAACTCACAAAAGATTACTAACCTTGCAACAGCCTCAGCAGGTACTGATGCTATTAACAAAGATTATGTTGATAGCAAAATTGGTGCTAATAATGGTATTGCTTCACTTGATTCTGCAGGTAAGATTCCAACAACACAACTTCCACCTGTTGCTATCGCTGAAACTTATGTTGTAAGTTCACAGGCAGCAATGCTTGCTTTACCATCTGATATCGGTGAGATTGCTATTCGTACAGATGTAAGTAAATCTTTCATCCTTACAGCATCTCCTGCATCAACTCTTGGTAACTGGCAAGAACTGTTAACAAGTGATGCTGTTACTTCTGTTGATGGTTTAACAGGTAACGTAAGTTTGGCTTCAACATATGTGAACGTTACTGGCGATACTATGTCTGGTGCCCTTGCTATGGGTACTAATAAGATTACTGGTCTTGGTACACCAACTAACTCAGCAGATGCTGCAACTAAAAACTATGTTGATACTGCTGTTATTGCACCAAGTAATCTAACTGGTGTTATTACCTCTGTTGGTGCTGCAACTTCTATTGCTTCACAGACTGGTACTGGTTCAACATTTGTTGTACAAGACACACCAACTTTAACCACACCTGTTTTGGGTGTTGCTACTGCAACATCTATTAACGGTACAACTATTCCAAGCACTGCAACCTTAGTTACTACTGGTGATACTACTTTACTTGTTCCAAGTCAGTCAGGTCAATCAGGTAAGTATTTAACAACTAACGGTACAGCATCTTCTTGGGATACTGTTTCTAGTGGTTCAGCAACCTACTATCAACCTTCAGCACCTACTGCTACTGCAACTGGTGAGTTGTGGGTTGATTCTGATGCAACAGCATCAATTTTAAATACTAACGATTTTGTCCAAAAGACAGATATTTACTCAGAAGCGATTCATCCGTTCGTGATGATGGGAGCATAAGGAAAAACAATGGCAATCACATATAAGGTGTTAGCACAGTCTGCACCGTCAGCAACAACCAACACAGATGTTTATACTGTTGGGTCAGGAAAGCAAACAACTATTTCTACCATCACGGTATGTAATCGTTCAACAACTGCAGCAACATATCGTATTGCTGTTAGACCTAACGGTGCAACTATAGCAAACGAACATTACATTGCATACGATGCACCTGTTGGTTCTAATGATTCTGTTACTTGGACTATTGGTATGACTTGTGATGCAGCAGATGTTGTTACTGTTTATGCTTCTACAGCAAACTTGTCTGTTAATATCTTCGGAGCGGAGATTGCGTAATGGCTATTAAAACGGCTAGTGGTTCTCGTTTGAGTGGGTCTTTGCCTGCTGGTCTTGTTTTGTTAAACACAACATCGTTTTCTGGAGTATCTAGTCAATCAATTAATGATGTTTTTAGTGCAACTTATCGTTATTACAGAGTTGTATGCGATTTAACGGCTTCAAGTGCAAGCGAAAGTGTTTCTTTAAGATTAAGAGTTGGTGGCTCAGATGCAAGTGGTTCAAATTATTCTTTTGGTGGTCACGAAAGTTTTGTTAACAATGCAACTTTTTACGCAAGCATTCAAAGTAACGGAACAGGATTTTTTTTAGGTAGAAGCAATACACATTTTGGAAGTTCACTTGATGTCAGACGACCATTCTTAACAGAACCTACACAATTTGCTTATAGCACTATCAGGTCAGATGGAACAATAAATTCTGCAACTGGTAATGGTGTTCACACTTTAGGTACTTCTTACACAGGTTTTACTTTGATAGTTGCGTCTGGAACTTTTTCAGGCTCGGTTTCTACTTTTGGTTATAGTGTTTAGGAGAATGAATAATGGCAACTGAAAAAATTATGATTGGTGTAGATGACCAAGTTATTGAATTGACTGGTGCAGAACTAGAAGCGTTCTTGGCTGACCGTGCAGCAATGCAAGCAGAACAAGAAACCTTTGAAGCGGAACAGGCTGCTAAAGCAGAACAGAAAGCAGCAATCCTAGAGCGTTTAGGTTTAACCGAAGATGAACTGAAGGTGGTATTGAATGGCTAAGCAAGCGTACGTGTATTCTGGAACTGAATGGGTTCCGTTGGCTTCTGAGGTTACTAACCTTTCAGGTTATCAGACTAAGGCATTGAACCAGTTTCCTTATAGGAATTTGTTGATTAATGGTGATATGCAGATTGCCCAACGTGCAACTTCTGTTGCTTCTATTACTACTTCTAGTTATAACACAGCAGATAGATGGACTGTTTATGCTACAACTTTAGGAACTTGGACACAATCTGTAGAGAACGATGCACCAACAGGTTCAGGTTTTCGCAAATCATTAAAGATGCTTTGCACTACTGCTGATGCTTCTCCTGCTACAAATGACAGTTTAGAAATTACACAAATCTTAGAAGGTCAAAACCTTCAACAAGTTAAAAAAGGTACAGCAGCAGCAGAACAATTAACTCTTTCTTTTTGGATTAAATCTAATGTTACTGGTACTTATACTGTTTGGATTTATGATGGTGATAACGCAAGAGCAATTGCTGCACAATATACTGTAAGTGCTTCAGGTACTTGGGAATATAAAACTGTTACTTTTGCAGCAGATACTACTGGTGCTTTTGATAACGATAATAACGCATCATTGTATTTAAGATTTGGTTTAGGTTTTGGTTCTGGTTGGACTTCTGGAACTCTTGCTTCTTCTTGGCAATCTTACACTCAAGCAAATGTTGGTGTTGGTCAAGTTAACGTAGGTGCAGCAACTAACAACTACTGGCAAATTACTGGTGTTCAACTTGAGGTTGGTGATGTTGCTACACCTTTTGAGTTTAAACCTGTTGAAGATGAATTACTAGAATGTCAAAGATACTATACAAATTTTTACCCATACGGTGCAGTAGGTTCATTTTATAGTTCAACTCAATGTAAAATTAGTTTTACTAATCCAGTTCCTATGAGAACGGATGCAGTTATGACTGTAAAATCTGCAACATACACAGATATGATAGAACAAACTGGTGTAGCAACAAGAACACCTACAAGTATATCTGCAAATTACTCAGGTGTTGCTGGTCAAGTAATTCATTTTCAAGGAATGTCTGGTGCTACTACGGCTCACGGTGCAATATATCGTTGGGGTGGAGACATAACTACTATTTCTTTTAGTGCGGAGTTATAATGTATAAAATAAAAACAGGTGATGAACTTAATCAATCATTTATAGTTAAGATTGAATCTGACGCAACGCATTGGATTCCTATGAATGAAGCCAATACTGATTACAAAACATATTTAGAATGGGTTGCTGAAGGCAACGAAGCAGAAGAATGGGAAGTAGCATAATGGCAGCAGTACCAATATACGTTTGGAACGGAACAGCCTGGCAAGAAACAGGACCAACCATTCCAGCATCCCCAATCAAATACCAAGCAAGTGCCCCATCCAGCCCCTCCACAGGCGATATTTGGGTGGACTCTGACGCTGATGTGACCACAGGTTCTCAACAGTTCCAACGTTTCCGTTTCGTGGCTTCTGGTGGGGAAACCACTATTTCTGGTAATGATGCTAATGGTGCAACTCTTGCTTATACTGCTGGTGCTGAACTGGTGGTTTTGAATGGTTCTACCCTGGTTAGGGGTCAGGACTATACAGCAACTAATGGTACAAGTATTACTGGTTTGAGTCCTGCTCTTGTTGCTAATGATGTGTTGGAAGTGTTTTCTTTTATTGCTTTCAGTGTTGCTAATACTTATACACAGTCACAGGTTGATGGGTTGTTGGATTCTTATGTTGGTTTAAGATTGATTACTCCTACATCTGTTGTTAGTGGAACCATTTCTTCTACAGGTAGTGTAAGTTTTACTACTGCATCAAGCATAAATCTTAATGGTATATTTAGTTCAACTTATGATAATTATTTAGTTAAATTAGATTATACAGCAAGTGCAAGTAATGGAATGTATTTACGATTAAGAGCATCTGGTACTGATGCTAATGGTACGGATTATTTTAGACAAATGGTCACAGGTGACGGCACAACTGCATCTGGTAATCGTGAAAGTTCTTCAACTTATTATAATTTTGGTTATTCAAATACTGGAAGAAGCAGCGCGACCCTTGAAATTAACTCACCATTTATTGCGAGACCAACTACAGGTAACACAATGTTTAATGAACAAACTAACACTTCTTCAATTGCTACTCGTAGTTCTAGTTGGGGTCACAATGTTTCAACTGCTTATGATGGTATGACAATCTACCCAAATACAGGTACTTTAACTGGCACTATCCGTGTTTACGGTTACAAGAATTAAAGGAGAACAATAAATGACTAAGGCTCGTGATTTAGCAAACGGTGGTTTCGGTTTAGTTCTTGTTAAACCTTCTTCTGTTGTTGGTGGTACGGATAATGGTAAGGGTACTGTAACATTCAGTGCTTCTAATACTATTACGTTAAACAATGTGTTTAGTTCAACCTATAGAAATTATAGAATTGTTGTTCAAATATCTAGCCCAAGTGCTGATGATACATTAAGATTACGTTGGAGAAAATCTGGTTCAAATTCAACTACGGAATACTATGGAATGTTTTCTAGAACAAGTGCTGCTGCAACAACTGGTGCATTAAATACTAATGGTGAATCAAGTGTACAACTTTTAACTTTAGATTCAGACAATCCAAATGCAGTTTATGGGTTTTCTTATGATGCATTAAATCCTTTTGTATCTTCTTATACTTCATTAGTAGGAACTGCTTTAGGTATTGAATTAAACTCAAGTCAATATTATGGTTATGCAGGTGCAAGTCACCATAGAGTTGCTGATACTTACGATGGTCTTACAATTTTTACAGGTTCAAGTGCAAACATAACAGGAACAATTTCAGTTTACGGATATAATAACTAAGATAAGGAACACCTAGTGGCTTTATCAAGCACAATTAGAACACTTCGTTCAAGAGACATCACAGATGCAATCCCATTTAACGTTGGGCAACCATCTTATGTTTCTGACATTTGGACAAACACAACTGTTGCATACGATGTTGCAATCGGTGGTCTACCATTCTTCTACGGCATCTCCAACGAGAGACCATACGAACGTCAGACAGCACCGTACAAAAAACAACAGTTTGATAACAGTAAAGAACCTGGTGAGCAAACACTTGAGGGCTGGTGGATTAGAAGCCAATCATCTTTTCATCGTGGTGCAGGTATTACTTTCTTTGACCCTTCTGCTGGTGAGGAAGTTGATTACCGTTTCAGTTCATCACAAGGTGTTAACGTTTGGGACAAAGGTCAAGTAACTTTATTAAAGAAAGTTGTTGCAGGTCACGAAACCACAACTACTTCACAAAAACTTCGCTCTATCAGATACTCAAACACTGATGCTGTCTTAAGTCTTGATGGTCACGATGTTGACAAACTTCTTGGTGATGGAACAGTTGTTCATTTCATTGACTACAACTCTGGCACAGAAGACCCTGTGTTTGCAATATGTGATGATGGCACAACAGCCTATTGGGCAACTAATGACCTTGACTCTGGTACTAACAAAGCACACGTTTACAAAAAAGTTTTAACTGGGGATTCAACAACTGCTGATACTAAAATGTTTAACATCAACTCGTACCTTTTTACAGTAGATAAAGTGGTTATGGATTATGTTAAAGGTCGTATCATTCTTGCAGCAGATAACAAAGTTTACGAACTAACCCCATCAACATCATCTTTACCATCCCCAATTTTTACACACACAAACACCTCATACACATTCACAAGTGTTACCGAATCAGGTGCAGCAATCTATGTGGCAGGTTTCGCTGGCACACAATCATCAATATACAAGTTCACCTTGTCTGATGCTGGTGCTATCACTTCGCTAACATCTGCTGTTATCGCAGCCGAAATGCCAATCGGTGAACTAATCCAATCAATCAAATACTATCTTGGCTATATGCTCATCGGTACCAATAAAGGTATTCGTGTGGCACAAGTATCTGTTGATGATGGTTCTATTGCTTATGGTCCACTGATTGTGGAAACATCTCAACCTGTTTACGATTTTGCTTTCCGTGATAGATTCGCTTGGGCAACCACAAGTGTGAACGGTACTGCTGGTTTAACACGTATTGATTTAAGTGAACAAATCAGTCCTCTTCGTTTTGCTTACGCAACAGATTTGTACACCGATACCACAACAACAACCACAACTGCTTGTGCTTTACTTGGCACAACTAACCGTATGGTTTTCACAGCAGCAAACTCATACCATTTTATTGAATCAGCCACAGAGTTTATGGACTTTGGTTTCCTTCAAACAGGTTTCATTCGTTATGGAACATTGGAACCTAAAAACTTTAAACGTTTACGTGCACGAGGTAACTACAATAATGGTGGTTTACTTCTTGCCCCTGTTGGTGAAGATGGCACAATTTATGAAACTGCTATTTATAATTCAACCATTGGTGCACCTGAGATTAACACTATTAACCCTCCAGGTTCACAAGAATATATTGGTTTAAGGTTTACCCTTTCAAGGTATGAGGACCCAACTGATTTGTCTTCAACTAAAGACACTCTTGGTCCAACCTTTAAGGGATACCAGTTACGTGCGTTACCTGCAACACCAAGACAACATCTAATACAACTACCTTTGTATTGTTATGACACTGAAACAGACAGATACAATGTGCAAGTTGGTTACGATGGTCGTTCTTGGGAACGTGTGCAGGCGTTAGAAGATTTGGAAACAACAGGTGATGAGGTTATCTTCCAGGATTTTACTACTGGTGAACAGATAACTGTTGTTATTGATTCAGTTGGTTTCCAAAGAGCAACACCACCATCTGGGGGCTTCTCAGGTTTCGGTGGAAATCTCACAGTTATAGTTAGGGAAGTTGGATAAATGAAATTAAGTATTATTAAAGATGTAGTGTTTCGTTCTATTGCTTTATTTATGACAATGGCATTACCTGCTATTGGTGCTGGTGCTTTCGCTGGTGTTGAACCAGTTCAATCAGCCCTTATCGCTGGTGCCCTTGGTGTGTCCAAGGTGCTCACAGATTTAGCCAAAGCATTTTTGGATGATGGAAAACTTACAGAAGAAGAAGTAGATGCAGTATTCAAACGTGCTGGTAAGAAATCTGAAGGCGGCAAGTAAACCTTGTACATCCAATTAAAAGATGACAAAGTAAAGCAGTCCTTTAAGCCTGCTGTTTGGACACCTATGTTGCTCAATGGTCAAGATGCTATTGACCCAACAAAAGAAGGTAATTGTTTTTGGGAAGCCCAACTACATTTAACTTTACCTAAAACAGGTAGACCAACATATGTGAAAATGAATTACTCAAGAGATTACAAAGGTAAGAATGACACTACTGGCACTAACACTTATGCTGTGCCAGCAGATGTTACCTCTGTTCAGTTCACTTTATCTTGGTTCTTTAAAGCAAAACCTGGTACACCTATTTCTTGTATGGTTTACCACAACGGAAAATCAGATATAGTTTCAGAGATTAGACAATTTAAAGGAATGATACTCTAATGGCATCACCTATTAAAGATGGAAAGATTACAACTGCCTACAAAAAACTAGGTAAAATGTGGTCAAAAGGTTATCACACTGGTGTTGACTATGCTTGCAAAACTGGCACAGATATTCTTGCTGTTGCTGATGGCACAGTAACCAACGCTAATTGGGGTAAATCCTACGGTACACAAATTGTACAAAAGATTGACGGTCAAAATGTTTGGGTTATCTACGCACACTTATCTAAATCATTAGTTAAGGCTGGCGATAAAGTAACTAAGGGACAAATGATAGCAGAATCAGGTAACACTGGTAACTCTTCAGGTCCTCATCTACATTTTGAGGCAAGAGATAACGTTAGATGGTCTGCTGGTAAAGATGTAGACCCAAAGGATATTCTCGCTATTTAGTTTGTTTATGTGTAATAAAGGGTGGTGCAGTGAAGACATTGTTCTTCGCTGCAATACTCATAGCCTGCTTCCAAGAAGCACCTGCGTGTAAAGCACCTATGGCATAAGATGCCCCACTACCTATGCCATAGATACCATCGTCTCTCATCAGCACAGATAACGTATCATCTATTTCGTAGATGATTCCGTTTAATGCTATGAGAAAAATAAAGTCTTGGTCATCTGATTCTTTGTCTGGTTGATAACCATTAACAGATAAAGTAAATCTTAATGATGGTGCAATTGTTTCAACCATATAATGATATGGGTCTTTGGTTGCCACTGGTGTTAATGATGGTGGTTTCCAAATGTGTTGTAAAATATCGCAAGGCAATGTTAATCCTGCTCCTGCTATAAGAAATTTCCCACGCTTAGTTATCTTTGTAACTGTTGGGTGTGAGTAGGTTCTCCCTGAATCATCTGTGATTCGTGAGTCTGCTACAAGTAAACAATGGTCTGGTTTTTGTATACCAATTATTGTTGTCATAGGTTCCACTTCTTTTCAAAGTATTCTTTATCTGCTTCTGTAAGTTTCATTAGGTCTTCGTTAATAGATGTTAAATGGTTTCCGTGTAAGTGTTCTACTTCTGCTGGAATGTAAACAACTTCACCTATCTCTTTTGCTTTCAATCTAATATCATCATCGCCATACCACCATCTAAAGTTTTCATCTGCTCTAATGTTTGATTTAATATCAAGCACCCAACAGTAACCTGGTAGATGTCCTGAATATGGTAACGGATAACCAAGTGTACCTTTAAGTTCTTTCATACCATAAGCAATTTTATTTATAGGATTATTCTTCAGTCTTAAGTCATCATTTAATACAGCAATGTAATCTGCACCAAAGGTTCTGGCAATATCTATGCCACGATTCCACCATCTGTGGATGTTAACTGGGTCTAAATCCCAAACATTATTTACACCTTCTATTGGTTCTGATTCAACTGTATGCACAATTACAATTTTTTCAGGAGAGATTTGACTTTCATTAATTATATCTGCAAGGTATTGACGGCGTGTTCCAGTAGGAATGGTCAACCAAATGTCTAGATTATTATCTGTCATAACTATCTTTATCCTTACTACCCTGATTGCTCAACCATCATACTCTGATGATATAACAATCAACTTAGACTCTACCACACCTTATGTGGATATACCTGTAACTGTTAGTGAACCTGTTGATGCAACTATATCAACCACTACTGGTACTCCTCAAACTAATCCAGGGTTTATTGATTCTTGGATTGAAGTTTGGCAAGACACTGTTCGCCTTGCATATAATGATGATGGTGCACACAGTGCTAGTAATGTGTTAGCATCTATCATTAATATTCCTTTACAAGTTGGTGAGTATTTTATTCGTGCAACATCTTATGCTTACATATGTTGCAACGCATATCCTACTGGTTCTTACTTACTATCTACTAATTTAGTAGTAGTTAGTCCAACCCCAACTCCGTCTTCATCACCGACAATCGATGAGCCAACTCCTGAGCCTTCTTTTCCTTCTCCGTCACCGTCTGATATTCCTTCTCCATCAGAATCTCCAGAGGTTCCAGTTGTTCCAGTTCAAGAGCCATCCGAGCCAGACCCTGTAATTTTATTAGAGTCTTCAACGCCTGTGCCATCTCCCCTTCCAAGTGTTCAAGATACTTTAGAAGCAATTGTTGATTCGTCACCTAGCGTTTCACCTTCTTCTTTACCTTCTTTGCTGATACCTGAAGTTGAGCCAACTCTTTTGTCCATTGACGCAAATCAAACTCAGCCTTCAATTCTTGATAACCTAGTACCACAATTTCTTTCAGAATCAATCCAACAAATATCTGAAACCATAACTGCTGCATTAGACACTGTTTCCAATCTTGGTTCCGAGTTCACACCCGAAGAACGTGAACAAGCCCAACAAGTAGTGTTGGGTGCTATAATTGTAACACAACTATCCACATCTGCAAGGAGAATAAAATGAGAAACATATCAAGATTCATCTGGAAATATCTTGATGCTTGGGCTGGCGAAGCCTTCACCCTTGTGGGTTTGACTATCGCTTGGATTGTTCTTCCCCCTGGCGAAACTAGAGATGTTGTTGGTATTATCTGTTTGGGTGCTTTTGCGATGTGGACATTGTTTAAAGTTACCCTTAACTCAGAGGATGACAAATGAAAAAAAGAGTTTATGGACCTTATAAAGGTTCTAAGCAAAACAAAGGTCGTCCCATCTATGTTATTAAAAAAGATGGTGGCAAGAAGACTACTTCAACTAACAAGGCTCGTCTAGATTATAAGAAGAAGACTGGTAAAAGTCTATCTAGAACAACCCACGTTGACCACAAGGACAACAACAAGCATAATGATTCAAAAGGCAACCTACGCGCTGTCAGCCGAAAGAGAAATATTGGCAAGGAGAACAAGCGTAGAGTGGGCAAATAAGCCAAAATAAGGGCAAAATTCACGACTTAAGGCAGGAATAGGTATCACTACCTACCCTGCCTCTTTTTGCGTTTTTAAAACAGGATAATCTGTGTCGCGATATGGAGCATAACCACCCAGTTTTTTGATGATTGCATCAATGGCTCTGGTCACTCTCATACGTGCAGCCTTCTCATTAGGTAGGTATAATAATTTGGCTAATGACTTAGAATCTTTACCTGATTGATACCACATATATAAAACGTTTTGTTGGTCTTCTTTTAGTTTTTCAAATGCTCTAGATATATCTGCTTGCATAGCAAGAAGGTTTCCACCTTCGCTTGGGGTTCTACTACTTCTATCAGAGTTAACATCGTTAATGTTTTCTGGTTGAGTAAACTCACCACTTAAGACAGAAGGAAGTAACTCTTCCACAATATCTCTTTTGTAATAGAACACATCAGTTATTTCATAACCAGTAGTTCTAGCCTTTTCATATTGACAATACTTACTTGTAGCATTATGTAATGCTCTAGCAAATAATCTTACTGCATCTTTTTTATTTTCTAATGAGTGCCACTCTTCTGTTTTCTTTGGATGTTCTACAAACCAAAGCCAGCACTCTTGAGTTATATCTTGAATAGGAACCATTGGATATTCTTTGCTTTTAGCATAAGATACCGAATTAACTAATGATTCGTATTCTTCTATGTAATCTACCACTTATATAATTTACCTTCTACGACAAATGAATTACCTATCATTGGTACTGGCACTGGTGTAACTCTACCTTTATCTATATAGAGAATTCCAAAACCAGATGCCCAGTTGGCACTTCCTCCCTTGAGGTAGGTCGCCTGTTTTAAATCCATTATGTTTCCAACTTCAAAACCATAAAGACTTGATGTTATTTTTCCATTATACGCAGTGTTAAAATGTAGGAGTCCGAGTTTATGTGTGTGTCCACAAAGTACACTCATACCAATTTTTTTAGCGAGTGCCATCGCTGTACCACCTGCGTAACGTGATGATGAACCTTCATCACCGTGACCCATTACCCAACCAGGAGCAAAGTTCCAAAGTTTGTTGTGGTAAGTAATTCCTAAATCACGATAACCAAGAAGTTTCTCATACTTTAAATCTCTTAATGTTGCAAGGGCTGGAGCGTCACGCTCAATGTATCTTTGTATTCTATCGCCGTGATTTGACCTCATTAAATGAAATTCACGGTCTCCAATTGCTTTACGAAACTTACTCATAATAGATGTAGTTTCATCTAAATCTCTTTGCAGATTAGAATGTTCTGCAACATATCCTTTAGACCAGCGTGCTGGTGCTAAACAATCTGCTTCATCACCAACGCAGAAAAGTTGGTCTGGTTGATAATCTTTAACAAACTTTATTACTGCATTAATTGCTGGTTTATTATGCAGAGGAATCTGCATATCCGATAGGACTACTATGCGTTTCATTCAACGCCTTCCCATTGTTTATCTAGCACCATCATAGCGATGATTGCGTAGTTTGCTATATCCATAAATGAATCTCTTAATGATTCGTTTTCTGGCTTTGCACCTGTTTCAAGAAGATTGTTAATGCGAGCAAGTTTGTCAAACATTCTTACTCTTAATCCGTTTAGTGGACCACCAGGTGAATCAGATATATTCTTTGGACCATAATCTTTTTGTTTCTTAATCAACAACTCTGCTAAACCATCTGTGTATACATAAGTTACTTCAGCAAATCTTACTTCGTCATACATTAGGCTGCGACCTCAATTTTTTCTGTTAGTAGGTGTTGTTGATTAGATGCGAATAAACTATTAACATCTTCTCCTTCTGGAATATTAATTTGAATTACTCCAGGAAGTCTTCTTGCTAAGTCTTTAGCAAATTCTTTACCTGCAGAATCTCCATCTGCAAATACATAAATTCTATCGAAGTCAGAAAGAATTCTGAAATGATGTGGCTTGATGTTCTTAACTCCTGGAACACCAAATGCTGGAAATCCTAGTTTAGATAAGGTGATTGTATCAATCTCACCTTCGCATAAACATATCCAATCAGTTGCTTGGAAGTATGCACCAACATTATATAGATGTGTTGTTGCTCCAGGTATTCCTAAATACTTTGGTTCTTCGCCATTGATGGAGCGAAATCTAATATCTACTACACCTGCTTCAGTGATGTAAGGAATTGACAATCTTCCTTGGTACGATTCGTGTCCAACAGAAGGTTCAGCAACAACGCCTAATTTAAATTTCTCTACGTCTTGAAGTGAGAGACCCCTCTTTGCTAGGTACTCTTCTGCCAAGTTTACGTGCTGTTGGTACTTTAATGCTGAGTGTTCCAGCAATCTCTTCTGCTCTAGACTTTGCTTCACTGAACGATACTCCTTCTTGCTCCATAATTATCTTGAAAATGTCACCTTTAACATCACAAGCAAAACATATAAATGCGTTGTCTTCGTTACTTACTGTCGCCGATGCGTTCCTATCAGAATGGAATGGGCATTTCATAGAACGCCACCCTCTACCTGATGGTACACTACTTGCGCCGTAAGACACAAGTACCTTAGCAATCGGTGAATCAGACATCAAGTTCCCTTATTAAAGATAAGAACATATAAAATGGCATAGTTGCATACCATTCGCCAACATCTGTTGTTCCTTTACGTTTATGAACTACAGCACCTGTTACAGCATTTGCGTTATCTACTTCAACTTCTAACTCTTTAACCCAACCAGATAATTCCATCTTCTTATGGTCTTTAACTTCAAATACAACATCGTCAATACCTGAGATGTCACCTTTATCTAAACTTCCCTGTAAGGCACGGCGTTCTGCTTTAGGGAATCCATTGGCTTTAAGATATTTAACTACAGCAGTTTCTGCAGCAGTACCTTTCTGTTTAGATTTACTCATATCTTAGCGTTCCTTTTTAAGGCAGAATACTTCTTTGCCTCCATAGTTTTTTGGGCTTTCTTTCTGCGTAACTTAAAATAAGTGGTGTAGACACCCATCCACTTTTTCATTGTTTCTTTACGCATATTCTCGTGAGCATCTGGATAACGAATACTTCTAAACTTTTTCTTAGTTGCTTCGTAACCATCTCTTGATTGCTTAATCCAGTTGTCATCAGTTATGTCGTAAGGCTTAATTACTTTATAAACATAAGGACAATGAATACAAGCAACACAAGTGTAATCACCACGTTTAACCCAAAGAAATTCGTGATAGCATCTATAGTTTTTCATTTACATTACACTCATTGTTACAGGTGCAATACCACGTCTTAAGACATATATAACATTTGCCATCATTATCCTTAGACATTAATCTCTCGGTCAATATCATCTAAGTTCATATATTCAGGATTAAACTTTAAGTAGACAGCATCGGTACCACTAGCATTTGCAGCACCATATCTATTCTTTACAGGTGATACAGCCATATCTCCTGCAGGTGTGATAGCCATTGTACAAATCAATGCTGGCATCTGTGAAACTTTACCTTGAATACTTGAACGTGGAGGACAAGGATTACCAGTAAATGCTTCGGATGTGTGATGTAGTAAAAGAATTGCAGCGTTAGTATCTCTTGCTAAGAATTTAATTTCTTTCATAGTAGAGCGCATTGCAGACCATTCTTCTCCACCACCATCTGATATATCTACTAAGTTATCTAAAATAATTAAATGTGGATTCTGTCCGTGCACTTCTTCAAATGCTAAAACTTCTTCATCTAAATCTGATAAAGAAGGTGCAGCCTCAAATGACCAAAAGATATGTTTAGCGTTCTTATTAATAATATCTTTAGCCCAAGGTTGTTCTTCTGAAAGTATTCTTTCGGCTTCATCTTGTGTCTTACTTGTAACCATAGAAAATAAACGCATACTCATAGTGTGTGCGCCTGTATCTGCTGAAATATAAAGCGTTGGAACATTAGAACGAAGAGCAATAGCGAGGGCAAGAGTTGACTTGCCCACGCCTGGTGCTCCAGCAAACATTGAAACTTCAGAACGTCTAAGAATTATTTTCTTCTTCTCAAACGCTCTAAAGACAGGACGAAGAGGTTCCCCTCCTGCTTCAGTCTTGCCAATTGTTCTGCTGAGAGTTCTCATTTATTATACCCAACCTGGCTCTCCACGCTTAATCCAAATAGGTTCGCATTGGTCTGAAGTTCCTTTAGCAGATGGGCACATCCACGCTTGCCAAGGACCTTTACCACTTGAACCTGCTTTGTGTTTGCGTGTTCCGTGTTTGCAACTTGGTGATGGTGTACTTGGTGCAGCAACATTAACTGCTGTAACAGTTCCACCAACAGCACCTGCAATATCAGAAATAGACATTGGACTCATCGCATCTTCTAATGCGCCAATAACTACATCTATTTGACCAGCAACAACATCACTTATATTTTTACTAAATGATGTTATGTCATCCCCACGAACTGTAAGGATTGTTCCTTTAGGTGTCTTTACGTTTGCTACAAACGTTGACTCACTTGACATTGATTACTTCTCCTAACGGAAGATGGTTCTTACCATCTACCCAATAGCAGTGCTCCTGATAGGAACACAGTTTACATCCCTCGAAGTTAGGCAGATATAAATTATTCTCTCTCGCTTTTTGAAAGAGACTAACCATTTCATCTAACTTTCTTAATGTAAATTTATCTAGGCTAGTAGGAATACTTGTGCTTCCTTGTCTAGCCATCCAGTATACGCCGTAAGACGGACGTATTCCTAATGCACGTTCCATCATACAAGCGTAAACTTGTAATTGTAAATCTGATTGTGGTGTTCTTATTCCTGTCTTAAGGTCTAAGATTACTAATTCACCTTCAGGTGTAACAAATACTCGGTCAATAGCGCCTTTCATTTGCACGCCACCAACTTCAATTTGAATCATTAATTCTATTGCAGGCAGTCCTTCAGGTGTTGTCCATAGTTTCCAACCTGAACCTTTACGCCACTCAATCCAGTTGTTTAGAAATGTTTTTCCATTAATAAACCACCAGTCGTAGTTCTCACCATTAGGGTTAGCCTTAGTTGTTCTTGTTGATTGTCTAAATGAATCTTTAGGTATTAAGTCATAACTTCTATCTTTAGATTCAAATGTCCAAGCGTCTGACCAAATTTTATCTACGTCCAAAATAATCTGTCTCCATCTTCAATAGGTAAAAAGCCTACAGCCTTAGTTACTTTTTCTTTGTTATCAAACTCTGTTG